GTATCGCTCTAATAGAAAGTAGATTATATGGAGATATTGTAAATAATATCAAAATTGCGGAAACTGACACTATTAATTCTAGTGATATACCAACGGAAACAATTAATATTAATAGAGTTGTAAATACTTCTGCTTCTAATAATAATAATTGGGTATCACTTTCAACAAATCAAATTGCTGCTTCTGACATTACATCTGGTGTTATTGCTACATCAAGATTAGCAAATAATTCAGATGCTGCAAACTCATTTACATTCTTGAGAGGCGATCAAAGCTATGTACCAGTTGTACAATCTGTTAAAGGTGCGGAAACTAGATATTTTGCTAAACTATTCTCCCAAGCAAGTAGTGGATCAAGTCAGTTAATATTTACAACAAATTCAAATACCCTCGTTGGCCATAGAGTTGTAGATAATATTACTGGTATTCAATCAAATACTTCAATCAATGGTGTCGTAACATCTGGTGGATTAACAACAGTATCTATCAACAATCCTCTAACATCTACTCTTGCTGCTGGCAGTATTATTGAATTCCAAAGAGGAGCTTCTCCATTAGTATTTGAATCTTCTTTCACTCAAGGAAGTTTTGTTGATAATATTGTAATTGCTAATAATGGCAATGGTTTTACAGATGGTCAATATTTTGATGTTCCATTGTCGGGTGGATCTGGCACTGGATTGAGAGCAAATCTTATTGTTTCTGGAGGTCAAGTTACTGAAGTTACAGTAACAAACTCTGGTCTAAATTATACTTCCGATTTTAATGTATCTTCAGCTCCAGCTCAGATTGGTGGAGGTTCTGGACTTGTTCTTGCTGCTAAAATTAGCACTGTAAACAGACAATATGCTAATACTGCTATCGATGTTCAACGAGTAACTGACCTAACAATTTCTGCTGATGAATTTGGTACTATTGGTGTTGCTAGATTTAGAAAATCACAATTTGAAATTGGACAAGCTGGCAATGGATCTATTGTATTAAAAACTGGTGCTGATAGTGGACTTGATGCTGACTTACTTGATGGTGCTCAAGGTGCTTACTATCTAAATGCGTCAAACTTAAATGCTGGTACTATTTCTGTTGATAGATTAGCTGGTACATACAATATTAGTATTTCTGGTCAATCAGGTAATACGTTAAGATTAATTACCTCCACAAATAACCCAACATCAAACCCATCCCCAAGTGCTTTCTCTTCTGGTGTAATTGTAGATACTAGAAATAATGCAGCTGATGGATTAAATGATGGAGGAACTAGACATGTCACAATGACAGTGAGAAATGGAGGTTCTGGATTTGATGCTACTTTTGGTGGAGTAAGACAATTAGCATTTACCGATAATGATAATTTATGGTTAAGAGGTTCTGGATCTACTTTAGATTCATTTGGATCTTGGGCAAAAATTTGGACATCTTTAAATGATGGACCAGGAACTGGTTTAGATGCTGATAGATTAGATAACAAACAAGGAACTTGGTATCAAAATGCTCTTAATATTAATTTTGGATCTTTAAGTGATAATAGATTACCAATTTTCCAAACAAATAAAGATTTTCAAAATCGTTTAAGAATACTTTCCTTTACTGGACAGCCAAGATATAGAATTTATGTTTCCAATCAAGTTTTGTCTGGGACTCCATTTTTACCAGGACAAATTGTAAATCTTTATAATGCAAATTCTCAAGGTGTAGGTACAATTTCTATTACGGATGTACTAATTAATCAAGATAATGCAGATTCATTTAATAATTATACTATTATTACAGGTACTTTAACTACAGGTAATTTTGTTGGGGCAGAAACAATTGGTACTGCAAGCAATAGAGTTCCATTCCAAGATTATGCTATTTCATCGCTTGATACTAATGCTGATGGATTACCTGATGGTACATTTGAAGCTGCCGCAATTGAAAGTGATGGAGGAACTGCTAATCTTCGTCTAGGTAGAAGAGATGGTCAAGCATCATCTCCTGGTATCTACTTCAGATCTTCTCAATTAGCTGCAGCATCATTTAACTCAGCTATTGTTGCTACTGGAGGTAATTCAACCAATAGCAGTGGTACTCTTGATGTTAAAGTAGTTGATGCAAATGGTCTTACTATTAATGGAAACACTATTTGGAACTCTGGTAATGTAACATTTAACAGTGCTAATATTGTTTCAACTGCAGTTATCCGTGATGCTTCTGGCAACTTTGCTGCGGGGACAATCACAGCAAACCTAACTGGTGCTGCTTCACAGAACGTCCTCAAGGCTGGCGATACCATGACTGGTTCGCTCACCTTAACTGGTGCTGGTAGCAATCTAAGTGTTTCTGGTACTTCTGGATTCACTGGTAATGTTACAATGAGTGCCAACTTGAATGTCGATAGTGGCACATTATTTGTTGATTCTACAAATAATAGTGTTAATATTGGTACTGTTACAAATGCTTCTGGTGTTAAACTTCAAGTTTTTGGAGATGCTGCTACCGATACTATTCTTCGTGTAACAGCAACTAATGGAACTTATGATCCAGTAATTCAATTGGCAGCTGATTCTGGATTTACAAATGAAGGTTTTGAATTACGATATGATAATAATGTTGGTGATGTTTACTTTAAGCAAATTTGGACTGGGTTAACAACTACTCCAGCATATAGATTTAGCACTGGCAATAAGACAGATGCTTTAGTAATTACTGGAAATGGTAGAGTTGGTATTTTTGGAACTCCAAATGATTCTTATGAACTAGATGTAACTGGAGATCTTCGTGCTTCCACTAGCATGGTCATTGGAAATGCTGCCTCTAATGGCGGAGCTCCATTATTATTCTTAGGTTCTTCTGGATTTAGAAACTTCAGAATTGGTAATCAATTAACCGCTAATGATATTTTTGAAATTACTCCATCAACTGCAAATGGCGGCACAACTTGGGCATCTACTCCAGCAATTGCTATTTCTGGAGCAAGCAGTTTAGTTGGTATTGGCACCACTACATTTACTAGTACAGCTACTGGTTCAACTGTAGTTTACAAGTTAAATGTTGAAGGTAATATTAATATCAATGGTCAAGTTTATCAAAATAACTTACCATTTGTAACTTCGAGATGGACACAATCTTCTAACGGTTTAGATATTCATAGATTATCTAAGGTTGGTATTAATAAAGCTAACCCAGCCTACACATTGGATATTGGTGGTGATCTTAATATGACTGGAAAAATGTATATTAATGGTTTTGCTCAATGGTTAGATTCTAATGGTATTATTAAAGTATCTTCTAGTACATTAAGCGAAAGTGTAACTATTCCAGCTGGAGTAAATGGTATGTCAACTGGTCCTATTACTATTACCCCAGGAAATACAGTTACTGTATCACAAGGTGCTGTTTGGAATATCTTATAAAGTTATAAATATATGAAAGAGAATCATAATAAATAATGTCTACGTTAAATGTAGGAACAGCAAATTTAACACATTCTTTAAATTTGCCAGTATTAACAACAGCACAAAGAAATAGTATATCTCCGCAGGCGGGAAATATTATATTTAATTCTGATTTATTGGTTGTACAGTACTACGATGGAACAGCTTGGACTGATCTCGGCCAAAAAGGTGGCTCATTATATGATTTCACAACTTTTACTTTCAAACCAATAGTTGCAGCTGGTAGTGGAACTGGACCAAATTTGTCACAAATACAATCTGCTTATTCTTCTGTATCTTGGTCAACTAATTATATTACAATGGGACCAACACAAGGATATCAGCGATGGACAGTTCCTGTTGACGGAATATATGAAATAGAGGCTGGTGGTGCTGCTGGAGGCAAAGATCCAAATACTTCTTTTCAAAGAGCATACGGAGCTTTAGTTAAGGGAAGATTTCAATTAGCAAAAGAACAAGTATTGGAAATGGTAATTGGATCCAGAGGAAATGAATATAGCTCTCCTCATTATAATGAAGCAGGTGGCGGAGGAGGAACTTTTGTAAAAAATCATACAGTAAATACACTATTGATAGTTGCTGGTGGTGCTGGTGGTGCTCCAAGTAGTGCTTACGGAGGGGCTTGTACAAGAAATTTATCTATTGGACAAGGACAATCTACTCAACAAGGAGGAATAGCAGTTTGTGCTGCAACTCCAGCAACTCCTTCACTTGGTTATGGAGGAAATACTGCTGGATCTTATCAAGGTGGTGCTGGAGGAGGATATTTAGGAAATGGTGCCAATGGAGGTACTCATTGTTGTACATCCACGGGAGGAGGTGGATACAATTCGGGAGCTGTAGGTGGCCTAGGAAATTGTTGTTATTCTAGCCAAACTCAAAATGGAGGTGGTTTTGGTGGTGGTGGTGGTGGTCAATTAAGTGGTCCTGGCGGTGGTGGTGGATATACAGGAGGAAGTTGTTCTGGCCAATGGTCTTCTTTTAGTGAATATGGAGGTGGAGGAGGTTCTTATAATATTGGTTCCAATCAATCATCAACAGCAGGAGGAAATACTGGATCTAATTCTACTTCTAACGGGGGGTATGATGGAGCTGGTTATTGTAAAATTACACTTGTAGGTTAAAAAGATGCTTAGATTTATAAAATTAGTAAATAATTTACCAACACATTATACTATCGAACAATTATTTGAAGAATATCCAGATGCTGTAATTTATGAAGGTTATGGTGGATTACCATCAGAAAGATTGTTAAAAGAATATGATATATATCCATTAATTACCACGATAAAACCTGAAGGAGATATAGTAGAAGAAGGAGAACCAATTTTCTCGAATGGAGAATGGATTCAGACATGGACAATAAGAGATTTTACCAAATCGGAATTAGAAGAACAAAAAAGACAATTTGAACTAAAGCAAATAAATTCAGAAAAAGAAAGTTTTTTTAGACCTTTTTTGGAAAATAATAATATTTTTGTTGATAAAGAAATGCAAAATTATAGATATAATATTTGTAAATCGTGCGATAAATTTATAAATTTAACTAAGCAATGTAAAGAATGTGGATGTTTCATGACATTAAAAACTAGATTAAAACTCACTTCATGTCCAATAGGAAAATGGGACAGTGACCTCAAATAAATACAAATAGGTAAAAATTAAAATAATGTCTAGTTTATCTACACAAGTTGCGAATATTCAATCATTACTTAATGCTCCATCAATTACAATTGCAGAAAGAGATTCATTAACTTTTACCATTGGTTCTGTAATATACAATAGCGATGAATTAGTTCTGGAAATTTATGATGGAGAAAAATGGTTATTAGTTTTAGGTACTAGGCAAGCTTCAGGGGGATCTGCTGCAAATACTCCTTTATATGATTTTACTGGCGCCAGATTTACAAATGGAGGTCAAACTGGTAGAACAGGTCCATCACTTTCTCAAGCAATTAGCGGGATAACTGGAAATGATTCCTGGAAAAATAATACACAATATTTTAATGTTTCAGCAGGAATTCAATTATGGACTGTTCCTCAAACAGGTAATTATCGAATTACTGTAGCTGGAGCAAAAGGAGGAAATAGCAATAACTGGGGAAGATCTGGTGGGTTTGGAGCCACTATGTCTGGGACATTTAGTTTAAACAAAGGAGATGTTTTAAAACTTTTAGTTGGACAAATGGGGACTAATGATACTTATGATGGTGGTGGTGGAGGAGGTAGTTTTGTAACAAAACAAGATAATAGTTCATTAATTATTGCTGCAGGAGGTGGCGGAGGATCTGCATGTGGATTTAGTGGATCTGGATCTAGTGCTGGTAGAACAGATCAAAGTGGTAGTAGTACAAGTTGGGGAAGTGGAGGAAGTAATGGAAATGGTGGAAATGGATCTACTGCTGGAGGCGGAGGTGGATTAACTGGCAATGGTACTGGATCTTGGGGAGGTCAATCATTTGTAAATGGTGGTATTGGTGGTCCAAACGCTTCTGGTGGATTTGGTGGCGGTGGCGGTGGCGGTGGCACCAATGGAGCTGGAGGTGGTGGAGGTTATTCTGGAGGAGGATATGCTCCTTGGTGTTATGATGGTGGTGGTGGTGGATCTTTCAATAATGGCACCAGTCAAAATAACACTACAGGAAATAATAGCTCACATGGTTACATCGACATACAAAAACAATGAGATACTATAAAGTAGAAGATGGTATTCCAAAAGAATACTCAATAGAACAGCTATTAAAAGATCATATTGGCGCAAATATTTGCGATCCTTTTATTGGAGAAATATCAGAAAAATTATTATTAAATTATAATGTTTACAAATTAATTGAATGTCCTCCTTTAGATATAGATAATTGCATAGAAGGAGAACCAATATTTGAAAATAATCAGGTTAATCAAACTTGGATTGATTTATCCGAAAAAATAAATAATATATAAAAGTTTTAATAGTAGGATTTAATATGTCAACACTAAATACTAAATCATTAATAGTAACGCAAAAGCTAAACATGCCTGCGTATACTGATGCTCAAAAAGATGCGTTGACAACAGCAATTCCTGGATCTATAATTTATAATTCAGAAGGACAATCATTTCAATATTATGATGGAGCTAACTGGCTTGGTGGTTCGGGTGGAGCATTATTTGTTTTCACAACAGCTACATTTACTTCAGGAGGATTAGAAGGTAGAAATGGACCTTCTTTAACACAAGCTAGAAGTGGTCTTTCTGGTCCAGAAGCAAATACATGGAAAAATGATACTACATTTTTCAATGTTTCTGGTGGTATTCAATTATGGACTGTGCCAAAAGATGGCGTATATAGAATACAATGTGCTGGAGCTCAAGGAGGCAATAATTCATCTTTTACAGGTGGTCCTGGTTATGAATTAAGATGTGATTTTACTTTTACCCAAGGTTTAGTATTAAAAATTTTAGTGGGACAAAGAGGAAATAGCACCACTGGATCTAATTGTGATGTGGGTAGTGGCGGAGGAACTTTCGTGGCTACTAACACAAACACACCTATAATTGTTGCTGGCGGAGGTAGCGGAGCTTCGTATAATACAAATGGTAAGCCTGGACAAAGTGGAGAAAATGGCGGTCAAGGTGACAACAGTGGAGGTCAAGGAGGAACTGGGGGAAATGGAGGATTTGCTGCATCTTCTGGTTCTAGTGGTGGAGGAGGATTTTTTGGTAATGGAGCAAACCAAACTTGGTCTCCATCATCTGGAAATGGTTTTGGACTTGCTTTTACTAATGGAGGAACTGGGGGAGCTACAATGAGTGCAGCATATGCTGAAGGTGGTTTTGGTGGAGGTTCTGGAGGACATGGAAATTGTTACATTGGATCGGGTGGAGCAGGTGGATATAGCGGTGGAGGTGGTGGAGGCTACAATGGAAATCTTGCTGGCGGAGGAGGTGGATCGTTTACTAGCTCATCTTTTAGTTCCACTAATAGAGTAAATATAGGAACTAGAAATGGGGGTGGGTATGCAACTATTACTTTTATATCATAAATAAATTGGTAATATCATTATAAATTGATTACCATGGATACAGAAACACTCAAAAAGAATTTCGAAGACCAACTTGCTACCACAGAAAAGCAAATTTTTGATTTAGAAGCAAGTTTAGAAAAAGCAAAAGAATACAAACTAAAACTTCAAGGTGGTCTAGAGACACTACTTCTCCTTAACCCACCAGAAGAAGAAACTGCTCCAGAAGAAGCAGCAGAATAATCCACAAATCCCTATCTGATAAATACAGGTAGGGATTTTTTGTATCTAATTAAATGGCACAGCCATCTACTAGACAGGGACTAATTGACTACTGTAAAAGACAGTTAGGTGCTCCTGTGTTACAGATTAACATTGATGATGCACAAGTTGGTGATGTTATCGATGATGCTATTCAGTATTATCAGGAATGGCATTATGATGGCGTGGAGCGTATGTATCTCAAGCATCAAGTTACTGCTGATGATGTAGAGAGATTTTTATCATCCAATGAAGAGAATAGCACTACTGATCCATATGGTGCTACATGGGAAAATAGAAGAAACTTTATTGAAGTTCCAGATCATGTGATTGGAATTTCTAAAGTATTTGGGGTTTCATCTAACTGGATTCGTAATGATTTATTTGGTTTAAGCAACCAGTATTTCTTGATGGATGTATTTTCATTCTCATCTGGATTTGCTTTTGGTAACTTTGATATGACCAACTACTATATGATCCGTCAGTATTTTGAAACTCTTGATATGGTTGTTAATACTGGTGCATTAGTAGAGTATAGATTTAATAAGAGACAAGATAGATTGTTCATTGATATTGGTACAAGTAGATTAACAGAAGGAAATTATATTTTAATCGAATGCCATAGAGCATTAAATCCAGAAGAATTTACTCAAGTATATAATGATAGTTTTGTCAAGAAGTATGCTACTGCTCTTATGAAGAGACAGTGGGGACAGAACTTAATTAAGTACAATGCTGTTCAACTTCCTGGTGGTATCACACTAAACGGAAGACAGATTTATGAAGATGCGTTGGCAGAGATTGCACAACTAGAAGCAGATATGCCAACCAAGTATACACTCCCACCTATGGATATGATCGGATAAGATGCCTACAAGTCCTTATTTTCCACCCTACTATGAAGGATATTCTGGCGAGCAAAATCTCGTGCAGGATCTTGTTGACGAGCAGATTAAACTGTTCGGTTCGGATATCTATTATCTACCAAGAACTATCCTAAAAGAAAATACATTAGATGATGTAATCTATTCTAAGTTTGAAAGTCAGTTTCAAGTTGAGATGCTTTTATCTAATGTAGAAGGTTTTGGTGAGCAATCAGAATTTATTTCTAAGTTTGGTATTCGTATTACTGATGAAGTTAAGTTTATTGTATCAGCAAGACGATGGGCAGAATCAGAAGAACAGTATAGTCCAAACTTAACTGTTCCTGGTAGACCAAATGAGGGAGACCTTTTATACTTCCCATTGACTACAGACATTTATGAGATCAAATTTGTAGAAAGAGAAAGTCCTTTCTATCAGTTTGGCAAGATTCAGTTTATTATTATGACGGCTGAGATCTATGAAATTGGTAATGATAAGATTGATACTGGTATTGAAGCGATTGATGAAATTGAACAATTGTTTAGTTCTGCTATTGCATTGAATATGAAGGTTGGAGGAACTGGCAACTTTACTGTTGGGGAGGTTGTTACAGGTAGTATATCAAATGAAACTGCAGAAGTCAAGTCATGGGATCCTATTACCAGGATCATTCAGGTCATTAATCGCACGGGAACATTTGTCGAAGATGAAAGTTTAACTGGTGATGACAGTGGTGCTGTATGGGTAGTTAGCACTTTCTCTACAATTGAAAATACCAATTCTGAGTATGATCAAAATAAATATATTGAAGACACCGCTAATCCTCTTATTGATTGGGGTGAAGTTAACCCGTTTGGGGAATTTGGAAATATGGGAGATAGCTTCTAATGTTAGGACCGCACTATTATAACGAGGCAATACGTAAAACTGTTATTGCATTCGGAACACTATTCAACAATATTGAAATTCAAAAGGTAGATCCTCAAACCAAAGCTGTATTGGAAGTTGAGAAGGTTCCTCTTGGGTATGGTCCTAAGAATAAGTTCTTAACTCGTTTAGAGCAGAACCCAGAAGTGGGAAGAAAAGTTGCCATTCAGTTGCCTCGTTTATATTTTGAGATGACTGGAATCAATTATGATTCGGCAAGAAAGACAAGTCCTATTCAAAAGTATAGAACTGTTGTTAGTGATAATGGTAATGAAGTAAGGGTTCAGTATGTTCCAGTCCCATACAATATGGACTTTGAACTTGGTATTATTGCTAAGTCACAGGATGATGGTCTGCAGATTATCGAACAGATTCTACCATACTTCCAACCAAATTTCAATATGACTCTTAACTTTATTCCAGAGATGGATGAGAAGAGAGATGTTTCTGTTATCTTAAACAGTGTTGATTATGAAGATGACTGGGAAGATGATTTTATGCAACGTCGCAGTATCATCTGGACTTTAGGATTTACTGCTAAGTCATACATCTACGGTCCTTTCAGTCAAGCAGGTATTATTCGCAAAGCTACTATTTACGAATCTGTCGGTGATCTTAATCAAAATAGAAGAAATGCTGCTTACTCGTATACACCAAAAGCATTGGAAGATAATAATGATGATGGTGTTATAGATAGTTTAGATGATGCACTGGTAACTCCAGATGACGACTTTGGATTTAATGAAGGTATAGAGTTTTTTTAATAGCCCATGAATGAATTTGAAAAGAGTATGGAACAAGTTTTTGATATTGATATTACTTCTGAAGAAATTGAAGTAGTTGAGCAAAAGAAAGAGGATCCTAAAAAGAAAGAGGATCCAGAAAAGGATTATGAATATACCAGGGGACAGCTGTATGACCTCATAGAGAAGGGCCAGGAGGCCGTACAAGGTGCCTTAGAGGTCGCTCAGGAGTCAGGACACCCGAGAGCCTTTGAAGTCGCCGTGAACGCTATGAAGCAGGTCTCAGACATGACTGATAAATTAATTGATCTCCAGAAGAAGATGAAGGATCTCGATGCTCCTGTTAAAGGAAAGGGACCAACTACAGTTAACAATACAATGTTTGTTGGCAGCACTGCCGATCTTCAAAAAATGATCAAAGAGATGGGAAAAATTGGAGAGGAATAAATATAAAATAAACCACAAATAAAATGCAAGTTCTTAAATTATTAAATCAAGAGACTAGTTTGACTGCTTCAAGTAGTGTTGGTAGTGCTACTCTGGTTAGAGTATTCAATAATCAGAATGCTATGTCAGCATTGTTAGTAAAAGATTCTACTGATACCGATATTCTTGGTTCTTTTACCATGAAAGAATATGAGGTTGTATATATTCAAAAAACTGGTGATCAACTGCTAGCCTCATCAGCGGGTGGTTCTAATGTCAAAGTAACTAAAATCGCCTTTGCAAACTGATGGCACAGTATAGTAAGCATTACGAAGATTTCCTACCACAGGAAAAAACAAACTTTGAAGTTGTGATGATTGCCGACGCAAACGGCAATGTTGGGCCTGGTAGTTCTGGTTCTTCTGTATCTTTTAGTGAAACATCAGTAGATGCTTTTGGTCGTCTCAAAGTTACTGAATCATTTACTCTGGGTGATTACAAACACCTTTATGCTATTGACCCAAACTTTCTTGATAACTTAACTAATGGCGGCACAGCAACATATAATATCAATAAGGCTTGTGCTACTTTAGCAACCACATCAAACACCACTTCTCGTGCTGTTCACCAAACTAAATTTTATCATAATTACCAGCCTGGTAAGTCACAGATGATTTACAGTTCGGTATGTTTTGGTTATGCTCAACAGAATGTAACCAAAAGAACTGGATACTACGATGATAGAGATGGTATCTATTTTGAGCAAGTTGGTGATGCTACTGCCAACGGAACAACCAATGGCACTCTAAACTTTGTTGTTCGTTCCTATGTTAGTGGTACTGCTAGCGAAGCAACATCAGGAACTTACAAAAGAAGAGTTCCGCAATCAGAATGGAACATTGACAAGTGTGATGGAACTGGTGTTTCTGGTTTCAACATCAATACCTCAAAAACACAACTAGTTTATATTGACTTCCAATGGTTAGGAGTTGGTAGAGTTCGTTGTGGTTTCGTTCATAACGGGCAACTTATTCTAGCACATCAATATTATTGTTCCAATGAACTTGCTGAAGTTTATATCGCAAATCCTAATCTACCAGTAAGATGTGAGATACTAAACACAGGTACAACATCTGGTGGTTCATTTGATCAGATTTGTTCCACTGTTATGTCAGAAGGTGGATATGTAGAAAGTGGTATTGACTTCATGTATATGATGACAGCATCTAGGTCAGTTGCTGGTGGTGCTACTCTACCAGTATTAGCAATTCGTTTGAAAAATACATTCCAATCTTATCCAAACAGAATTTCGGTTAGGTTAAATAATATTGCTTTGTATCCTTCTGGAGAAACATTTTCATTCCAAATTGTTAAATTACCAAGTCAATCAAACTTGACTGGCACACTTAATTGGACCGATGTTGATACCAATAGTGGCGTTCAATATTCAGTTGGTGCTACTGGTTATACGGCAGGAAGTGGCGATGCTTTATTTGGTGGTTTTGTAACTGCTGGTTCGTCACAGAACTCTTTGGCGTCTGCTTCGACAGGTTCTATTTCTTCTGCCAAGAAAAACATTATTGTTCAAAATTTTGACTCTACTTCATCAGAAGTATATGTTGTGTTAGCAACAAATATTGGTAATAACTCAGGAACAATCAGAGCAGCACTTCAATGGAGAGAGATTTACTAATATAAGTTTGGTAACTATTGTAACACCACAAACAGTATATTCTAAATATAATTTGACCTTATACATGTAATAATTATGGATACCAAAACCTGCCCTAAGTGTAGGGCTTGCTGGATAAATGGTCAACACTTTTGGACAGGAACAAATAAGCCAGGAAACGAAACAGAACTTGCCAGTTTAGTTTGTGACAAGTTTGGAGATGATTCATGCATCAACCCATGCAAAGGAACTACTGATGGTAAGGGTTGGGAAAATAGGTTAAATAATATGGATGCTATTGATAAAGATTTGAAGAGGACATTGAATGAGTAGTAGTGATCAGATTTATTTGGGCAACCCGCTATTAAAAAAAGCGAACGTTGCCCACGATTGGACTAAAGAAGAAATTCAAGAATATATTAAATGCAAAGAAGATCCTGTATACTTTGCTGTAAATTATGTAAAGATTGTTTCTGTTGATGAAGGTTTGATTCCTTTCCGAATGTATGAATTTCAAAAGGAGTTAGTTCAAAAATTTCATAATAATAGATTTAATATTGCGAAGCTACCAAGACAGACAGGGAAATCAACCGTTGTGGTTTCCTATCTACTTCACTATGCTTTGTTTAATGATAGTTCCAATATTGGTATCCTAGCAAACAAGGCATCAACTGCTAGAGACCTTTTAGGAAGATTACAGACAGCATACGAGAATCTCCCTAAGTGGTTACAGCAAGGTGTGATTGCTTGGAACAAAGGTTCTATGGAACTGGAGAATGGTTCTAAGATTATGGCTGCTTCCACATCAGCATCTGCTGTTCGAGGAATGTCATTTAACATTATCTTCTTGGACGAATTTGCTTTCGTTCCAAACCACATTGCTGATGACTTCTTCTCGTCTGTATATCCTACTATTTCATCTGGACAAAGAACTAAAGTTATTATTATTTCTACCCCATATGGTATGAACCACTTCTATAAGTTGTGGGTAGATGCTCAAAACCAAAGAAACAATTATATCTGGACGGAGGTTCATTGGTCAGAAGTTCCTGGTCGTGATGCCAAGTGGAAAGAAGAAACAATCAAGAACACTTCAGAACGCCAGTTTACTCAGGAGTTTGAGTGTGAATTTTTAGGATCTGTTGATACACTAATTGCTGCATCTAAGTTAAGAGCTTTAGTATTTGATACCCCATTGAGTTCAAATAAGGGATTGGATGTTTACGAAAAGCCAGATGAAAAATCAGAATACATTATTACTGCAGACGTTAGCCGAGGAATCGGTGGTGATTATTCTGCTTTTATTGTTTTTGATATCACAACTGTTCCTTATAAGATAGTTGCAAAGTATCGAAATAATGAAATTAAACCAATGCTTTTCCCCAACGTTATTAATGATGTAGCCAGAGCATACAATAATGCTTATGTTCTTTGCGAAGTTAATGATGTTGGCGATCAAGTAGCA